CAGCAACATCTGAGTTCAATCCCATAACATGAGTACCCAGTAACACAATGCCTACAGGGGTTTTGCTAATCAATAAAGATCCACAATCACCTTTTCCTGTTGCTTCAGACACCTTCCCTTTCCACACAGGTTGTGAAATGGTTCGACCATGGGATTTCCAAAGTCCAGGTATCTTTTGCAAAGCGTATACTTGTTTCGACCATTTCTCACCACTAATATATCGTCCTACATACTCACCATCAAATCTTCCAGTAAAGGAATCATTAGGGAAGTAAGGAGTCAAATCTGTGGCAGGAGGTCTACAACGTAAATGAATAAACGCCAAATCCTTTTCAGGATAACGTCTCATCATACTGGGAGTAATCAATATTCGCTTCATAGTGGTTGTCATGGTGCCGCGAGCTTCACCAATAACATCAATATAAAACGAATCATCTTCAGGTAGTCCATGATTATTCATCATATAGACACACCCTCGAATGTTTACAGCAGTGGTATTTCGAGTGGTTGACCCGTAAGAAGTAATATAGAAAGTTGCACTCTCTACATGCTTCTTAACCAGATCAATGTCTTGATTTTTCGAGCACAATGTGTGCTGAGATAAATCAACACTCGAATAAGGATATTTGTCGTGATAACACGGACGCTCAATAAATTCAGCATCCGGAGCAGGCGTAGAACCAATCTTGTGTAGATCAGCTTGCAATTCTGCAGGTTCTGGTGCCATATAATTATTCACGACTTTGTTTGGACCCTCGGTATAAGAATTATCAATCTTAACCTCGTATTTGGGTGCAAACCAATCCTTAAAAAACGAAATAGTTTTATAAGATGACATAAGTACTACTAATCCAGCAGCACATTTTACCAGGAAAGCAGATCTACCAAAACGCTGGTTAACCTTTTCCCCGATAAATCCAAAAGCAACTCGACCGAGATGAACCCGGTACTGGCTTGTCAGAAGCCATCTATAAAACCACGAATGACCGAAGAAGAATATCATGATAGCATTCAAAAAGTAACTACCATAAACATACTTGTATAGGAACCCGTAAAAGTTCACTACACATACGGTCACCCAATCATAACGTTGCAAGAATCTAAAAAACTCTGACACAGGGGCAGCCTCTACAGGTGCGACCATGTCTGTGATATACGTAGGGGCCACATACTGCACCAAAGCGGTACTAGATTGTGTATGTCCCTCACACCAGTTAGTTGGCATGTTACATAAGTCACATAACTTAGTGTCTTCCATGTCTTTATTGCCTTCAAGAATAGAATCCTGAATACTGTTGTGAATTTTGATCACTTCAGTATACCATTTCAGGAATTCTTTC